AAAAACGCTGTAAATACACTTATTAAAAACAAAACTACAACAATTACTGATGCACAAAACTATTATATCGAATATAAACTGACTGTCGGCAAAATATACAATATTACAAATAAAGCCGATTCTGGACAGTTTACAATGAAAACACGCACCTCAAAAACAGGTTCTGATCTTGAAACAGTCGGAACATTTAGAGCAGGTGAAACCAAGCAGTTTGTACCAACAGAAAACGCTGAATGGCTTGTCGGTTATGCCAATTCTGCAACAACCATCTATATTGAGGAAGATGGGTTAATAATCAACGGATTGGATAGCCGTATCAGCGACATAGAGCAAGACATTAATGATTTTACAGAAAGCATTGAAACGAATGAATCTAATATAGCTTATACCCTTGCCGAAGTTCAAGACTTTGCAAACACTGGCTTTGAACGATTAAAAGGCTTTTGGGGATTTGGAAATATTGCAGGCGGTATAATCTATTCAAATGTAAAATACAGGGCATTGAGTAAACTACAGGTATATGATAGAGATATAACTTTAACACCTGTTGATTCGAGCAATTTTAGTTATGCCTATTCAACAGCAAACTCAGATGGTAGTGTCACAGGTACGAAAACATGGATGACGGACACACCAGTAACCGTCCATGCTAATCAATATTTCTATGTGGTCATTAAAAGAAACACGGAGGATACAAGTGAAACGATTAATCCGAATGAATTTGCAGGTAAAGTTTTAATTACTACAAAAATATACGACATGGTCGTTTCCGGTTTTGGTGAATCAGAAATAGCTTCCTTAAACAAATCGCAAGAGCAGATGGTTTATAATCTGAAAAAGGGCAGGTCATCACATTTTCAAGATGCATTTTCTCCACTAACATTTGTCCATTTTTCGGATATTCACAGGTCAGAAATCCTTTGGAAAAGAATCTGCGAATACATGGATAAATACCACTCAGTTATTCCGTTTGCATTACATACCGGCGATTACGTGAAAGCATATATTGGACAGTATACAGACTTGTATGCAACGCAAACTCCTAAAAATGGGTATATTCTTAATTGTGTTGGGAATCATGATACGTATTTGAACAGTACCGGTACTGAAAAAGCAAGCGCAGAAACCGTCAAGGGATTACTATTTAACCATATAAGCGATTGGGGTGTTACGTTTGGCACAGGTTCAAGCATAATGTACTATTACAAAGACTTTGTAGATAGTGGCATTCGTCTGATTGTACTTGACCAGTATTATTGGGATTCTACAGAAGAATCATGGCTTCAGAGTTTGCTTGATGATGCGAGAACAAATAATCTTGCGGTTATCACAGCAAGCCACACAAATACAGCACCACTTCTTACTGAGAACAGAGTGGATTGTACGTTTACGTCATATGATACAACATGGGATAATGGCGAACAGACCATTACGTTTGTTGCAAATCTTGACACGATGATTAAAACATTTAAAGACGCAGGGGGAGAGCATATTTGTCATTTAAGTGGTCATTGGCATCATGACATCTTAGGTCATACTGCAAATGGTACACTATGCATTGCTATTGAATGCGCAACAAGTGACCATGCTAATTGGTGTGATTCAGAAAGAATCACAGGAGCAAAAAGCTATGATTGCTTTAACGTAATTTCAGCAGATAGGTCACTTCATCAGATTAGACTTGTAAGAATCGGGAACAATGTTGATTTTTACGGCAGAGAGAAAAATGTTCTCTGCTATGATTACTTAAATCATGAAGTGATTTCAAACAGTTAAAGGAAACAATAACAAAGTTACATTGTCTACTAATCAGACTAGAGGAAGACGAGAATGTCAGACGAAGAATTGAATGAAATTCTTGAAGAGTTACGGATCAAGGGAGGGTCGAATGACCTTGTAAAAGGAAACAATAAATCTGCTATAATAAAAGCACGGAAGCGGTGACAATCCTAAGGGACTCACATGCGCAGGGGTGTGCAGAAATGCACACCATTGCTAAAAGCTGTTATACTATGCATGAGGTGAGATAGTGTTAGAGAGTGTTAGAGCTTGTAGGAGTCACAAAAATTTCAACAAGCTCCTACAAGAATTCCAACAAGATTCAGACGAGAATCAGACGAGGTTGCAAGTTGCCGGCAAGTTAAAAAGCAACATAAATAAAGGTTTTTCGGTGATTTTGCAACCTTGTTGCAGGTTAAAATCAGACGAGAAGGACAGAACAAAAAAATTCTGTCCTTTTCATATCTTTTGGAGGAATAAAAATGGTAGTCTTTAAACAGAGGACGACATGTCCTGATCCAAAAAACAAAGCCTACGTTTCAGCTGAACACGGTGGAAAAAACCACAGTATCCTCGGAAACAAAGACGGTCGGATTTATGCCTATTCCGTACTTCCAAACTGCACAGGATATGTGCATGGCAGAACAATCGAGATAACTGGTTCCGATGACAAATTGTGCAGAGGAAACGCAGAAAACTATTGGGCATACAAAGACGGATTCTCACGTTCTCAGACACCGAAAGTCGGCTCTATCATGTGTTGGAAGAAGGGGAAGGCAGGCAACAGCAGTGACGGCGCAGGACATGTCGCATTTGTTGAGGAAGTGAATCAGCATGGCGATGTTGTGGTCAGTGAGAGCGGATGGACAGGCACAAAGGAGAACGGCAGATACTGGAGGCTGAGAAAGCTGAAACGTGTGAACGGAACGTATGCACTCGGTGTGAATTATTTCTTTCAAGGATTCATTCACATCTATGAAGCAGACGCAATCAAACCTGTTGAAGACGCTGTATACAGACTGTACAATCCGAACGGTGGACAGCACATGTTCACGTATAACATCGGAGAGGCGAACTCTCTCAGCCGTGCCGGATGGGTATATGAGGGAATCGGATGGTATGCACCGAAAGAAGGTGCTCCAGTGTATCGACTCTACAACACATATGATGGTGACCATGTCCTGACGATGAAGGAAGCTGAGAGAGACAAGCTGACGAAGATCGGATGGAAATATGAGGGAATCGCATTCAGATCTGATGAAAAGAAAGCTGTTCCTATTTATCGTGTATACAACAGAAACTCAGGAGAGCACTTCTACACAAAGAACAAAACAGAGGTCAACAAGCTCGTTGGTCTCGGATGGAAGTATGAAGGCATCGCATTCTATGGCATGAAGGAGGAAAAGAAATGATTGACTGGAAAAAGAAACTTGCAAGCCGAAAGCTGTGGCTCGCAGTCGCAGGATTTGTGACAGCGCTCTATGTCATTCTTACAACGGATGTCACAGCCGAAAAGATCACAGCGCTGATCGTCAGTTTCGGATCTGTATGTTCCTACATTTTCGCGGAGGGATGGACAGACGCAAGTCACGCTCCCTATGTGACAGGAGGAGCTGACGATGCCGACAGCGAATGAGATTAGTGTAACCTGGGATCTGATCATCAAAATCGGAGCAATCATCGGAATCCTCGTCGCGATCATTCAGGGCACAAAATATCTCGCCTCTCTGACACCGACAGCGAAACTGACCGAGCGTGTGAACGGAATCGAGGACAATCTGAAGAAAGATTTCGAGCACATCAAGGAACTCGATCGGAAGATTGAGCATCTCGAAGAAAAAACCGATAACACGCAGAAACAGATCAAGGAAGTCAACGACGGAATCAAAATGATCGGTCGCTCACAGATCTCCCTCCTCCGTCACATGGTAGATGGGAATGGAGTGGACAAGATGAGAGATGAAGCTGAAGAACTTACAGATTTTTTCATTGACAGATAGGAGGTCATGATGGAAGAAAAAAACATCCCTTACTTCGTCCATGAGGGGATGGTGGTGAGGATGGAACGGATGAATCAGAGGCTGTGGATCATGTGCATCATCTTGATCCTCGCGCTCATTGCTTCAAACCTTGCGTGGTTCTTTTACGAACAGCAGTTCGAGACATATGAAGAAACCACCCAGGAAGTAACACAGGAAGCATCTTCCGAAAACGGAGATTCTATCAATAGGTTTATTGGTGGCGATAATGTCGAGGGCGAAACAAACAGTCAGAACAACGACTAGAAAAGGTCGCAGAAGGAAAACCGGCGGAAAATCCGGATACCGGAAATGCAATGTTTGTCACGGAACAGGACGGATCAGAGTCAAATGATCGACCTGTCAAATTCGGAGATCTGTCACCTGATTGACGAATGGATCCACAACGAACGAGATCGGAGGATCCTGAAGAGAAGGCTGATAGATGGCATTTGTTTTGAACCACTGGCGGAGGAATTTGATCTCTCTGTCAGACAGGTCAAAACAATCGTTTACAAATCAGAAACAAAACTATTCAAACACACAGACCGAAAATAAATAATAGAAAGGAGACTCCTCTGCGGTCTGTCATAAATTAAATACTTTCTTCGTACAGGCTTGACCTCACTCTTCGGAGTGGGGTCTTTTTTTTGTGCTTTTTACCATGATTAAAACATGCACGAAATACGCACGCTCGCCTCATCGTCATTCCCAGTCTGAAATCCGACAATGTAGTCATGAGGAAGATGCATGTACATTCAGCGGAACAATAACCCACTCAGGAAAACAGTCGGAGACTGCGTGATCCGGTCAATCTCTACCGTGACCGGTCTTTCATGGAATGAGGTTTTCACAAGCCTCATGGTTGAAGGATACACGCTGAAAGACATGCCGAATTCTAACTATGTGTGGGGAGAACTCCTCCGGAAATGGGGATTCGAGAGACGGATCATTCCGAACACTTGTCCTCGATGCTACACGGTCAGAGATTTCTGCCGAGATCATCCGGAAGGAAGATTCATTCTCGCCACTGGAACACACGCAGTCGCCGTGGTTTCGGGAAACTACATAGACACATGGGATTCAGGAGATCAGGTTCCGGTCTACTACTGGGAGCCGAAGGAGGTCATTGATGCCGTATAACTATTTCCCAACAGGCTATTCGCCTATGATGCCGTACAACGCACAGATTCAGCCACAGGACGCATTCTCTCAGCCTCAACAGATGAATCCTCAAGGCGCTCAGAATCGCACTCAGGGAGGCTTTCTGTGGGTACAGGGTGAGGCAGGCGCGAAAGGCTATCCAGTCGCACCAAACACGACTGTTCAGCTGTGGGATTCGGAAAGTCAGGTAATTTACCTCAAGAGTGCCGATGCTTCCGGAATGCCGACAATGAAGATCCTCGACTACACGATCAGAGAGGCGACACATCCGGCCGTCGGTGTTCCGCGTGAAACACCGGACTACATCACGCGAGAGGAATTCGAGAAACGAATGTCAGAACTGGAGGCACATCATGAATCCAATCTATGATCAGTTCGGCAAAAACAACGATCTCATGCAGAGATTTCAGCAGTTTAAGCAGACCGTTCAGGGAGATCCGAAACAGATCGTTCAGCAAATGCTCAACCGTGGGCAGATCACACAGGAGCAATTCAACCGTGCATCTCAAATCGCAAATCAGATGATGCGGTTCATGAAATAAGAAACATAAAAACGGAATTTATGTAGTTAATTCGCGAAAAACGGCAAAATTCCGTAAATAAGAAACATTAAAAACGAAAATAACGATTTTAGTTTTCTCTTCCGAGTGCGCATAGGAACTGAAATATTTCGAAAGGAAGGAAAACAAATGGCTTTAACAGATGAAGGAACAGGCACGACTATGCTCGTTCAGCCGTCCAATTTCGGCGGCTCAAATGGATTCGGTGACGGATTCGGTGGATCCGGATGGTGGATCCTTCTGCTGTTCATTCTCCTCGGCGGTGGTGCATGGGGAAACAACGGCGGATACGGTGGAACATCCGGTCTGTATCCTTGGATGAATCAGTCCAATCAGATCAATGACGGATTCCGTGATCAGATGATCAATTCGACCATCACAGGAATTCAGAACTCCGTGACAAGCGGATTCGGCGATGTACAGACCGCTCTGTGTTCCGGATTTGCCGGTGTGAATGCCGGCATTGCAAACGGCTTTGCACAGGCTGAAATTGCTGAAAATGGTCGTCAAATGGCGAACATGAATCAGATGTTCGGAATTCAGTCAGCTCTTCAGAACTGTTGCTGTGAAAACCGTGCCGGTCTTGCAGATCTCAAATACACGGTCGCAACAGAAAACTGCAATGACCGCACACAGTCCATGATGAACACACGCGACATCATCGATTCACAGACACGCGGTACCCAGGCAATCCTCGACAAGCTGTGCGCTCTCGAACTGGATGGTGTGAAAGGACAGCTTGCACAGGCTCAGCGTGAGAATGTTGGACTGCAGAATCAGCTTAACATGGCGGCATTGCGTGAATCTCAGACGGCTCAGAACGCATTCATCTCCCAGGGATTCGCGAATGAGGTTGACGCTCTTTACAACCGCCTCAACACATGCCCAGTCCCGACAACTCCTGTTTACGGCAGAACACCGATTTTCACTTGCAACGGCGGCGGATGCGGATGCGGTTGCGGTGGAACTCTCTGAGGTGAACCATGGCGGAATATCTCGCAAACGCGGAACAGGCTGTGAGCCTCAACGCTCCAGTCGTGTTCACTGCGTCCATTCCTTGTCCTCGTGGTTATGTCTACCACGATGACGAAACAGGGATCTTTATTCTGCGTGGCATCACTAACAACTGTTTTGCGAGATACAGAGTCACATTCAACGGCAACATTGCCATTCCGGAAGGCGGCACGGTCACACCGATCGCGGTCGCTCTTGCGGTAAACGGTGAGCCGAGACCGACAAGCCGAGCGATTTTCACTCCGGCGGCGGTTGATGAGTACGGAAATGTTACGAGCACAGCGATCATCACTGTTCCGAGAGGATGTTGCTTCTCTCTGTCAGTGCGTGCTGTGAACGGATCTGATGATCCGACAGTGACACCGGCTCCAGTCCTGAATGTGATCAACTCAAATCTCGTGATCGACAGGATTGCATGAGGAGGACAAAATGAGCGATTCAATGTACAGACTGAAAGAGATGCTCTGTGACGAACTGGATCAGTATGCCAAGAAAGGCGAACTGACTGCCGGATCACTGGACATCGTTGACAAGCTGAGTCACGCTCTGAAATCGATCACAACAATCATGGCGATGGAGGATGCGGACGGAGAATACTCCGGAACATACCGCATGTATCCGCGATACATGAGAGATCGTGATGGAATGGGCGGACAGACCGAAAGAGGTTCATCCTATGCACGCAAAAGGGACAGCCGCGGAAGATACAGCCGCGATTATTCCGGAGCAATGGATGAGATGGTCGATCAGCTCAGAGAGATGATGGACAGCGCTCCCGATCAGAGCACGCGTCAGGACATTCAGAGACTCATCAAGAAGTTTGAGAATGCCTGATGATCAAGGAACAGGATCTCCACGAGGCTATTGCGGAATGCCACGGTACAAGAAATCCTGACGCGAAAACATGCTTAAAACTCGCGTCATACTACACAATCCTCGACCATGTCAAAGCGCCGGCAGAACCGGCATTCTCTGAGAGCTATTCGTATGATCCGCCGGAGATCTATTCCAGTGACACGGAATTCGGTGGTGTTCTCCGGAGGAAGGATCTGAATGGGATTCTTGGAGTGATT